CGTTGCCCAGGCTGGGCGCGAGGTAGGCCATCACGTTGTCGTAAGCGAGGATGTTGGTGTCGCACCACTCCGTGCCAGCCGGGAAGCCATTCGCGGGCGTCGACTGGCTGATGACCGCGCCGCCGGTCTGCAGGCCCTCGCCAGAGGAGCTGAGCGCGCGGTTGTGGTGGAAGACGGCGTTCTGCGTGGCCGCGATCGAGTAGTTGATGTTGGAGTTCGTCGTATAGTTATAGGCCATCGTCAGGCCGGTGTTTCCGGGGCTGCTCGCGTAGGTGGAGCTGATGGCCGTGTCGAACGTGGTCGCGACAAAGTTGCCGCTGATCGTGCCGTTATTGAAGCCGAAGAGGCCGACGCCCACCTTCTGAAACGAAGAGAACGCCCACGGATCGTCGAACTGCCCGACCGAGTTGTTGAGGATCGTCGGGTTCTGAATCTGCGGAGCGCAGAGGCAGCTTGCCTGGTACCCCGCGATGAGGATACCGCCGTTGATGCCAGCCGAGCCCGCACCGAAGAGCTTGGTGCCAGCACCGCCCTGCTGCCAGACGTTCGGGAAGCCGGAGTCCGAGTAGTTCACCACGATGGAGTTCTGGATGGTGATGTCGTTTCCGGTGGTGTATGCCCCCGCGAGCGTCGGGTTGGTGAAGACGCCGCTGGCGATGGCTGGACCCTGCGTCCGCTCCACCGCGATGCCATCCACGGTGACGTCGTTGACGCTCAGCAACGCCACGCCAAAGACTCGCTGAACACCCTCGATGGTGTGGCCGCCCGGGTTGTCGCCGGTCGCGAGATGCACATAGATGGTGCTGCCAGAGGCGTACCAACTGCCCGAGTTGGCGATTACGTTCTGCAGGCCGGTGTTTGTGTCCGAGACCGCAGCCTGGTTGAACGGCGTAATGGTAGGCCCGGCAGCGATGGAGGCATCGGAGCCGGACTCCTGCTCCAAGTAGAGCGAGAAGACAGGCGTCGCCGCGCAGCTTGAGACGGAGTCGAGGAAGTTGTATTTCGTGCTCGCAGCCCAGCATCCCGCGTAGTTATGCTCCGCGGTGAGTGGCTGCGTCTGCAACGGGAACTCGGGATTGGCAGCATCGCCCTGGTCGACATAGAGTTTGCGCGGCATAAAGACGACGCCGCATCCGAGCGAGCTGCTTTCCGCCGGTGCCGCGATGCCGGTGATCGTGAAGACGTTGCTGGGCCGGATGTTGCCGGTCGTCGAGGTGATGATCGCGCCGGTGCCGTCGAAGTCCGCGTTGGTGCAGTTGACCAGCGATACCTCTGAGTTCTGAATGTAGGTTCTTGCGGCGGGCAGCGTGACGGTGAAGGTGCCGCTGGCGTAAGCGACGTTGGTGGTCGCGACGGAGGGCAGCGTCGCCTGGAAGACGGTCGTCTGGCCGCTAACGGCGGTCCAGGTGGCGACGATTGCGTCCGAGCCATCGATCAGCGCCGGGCCTTGCGGGCCATAGCTGGTGATGACGACAGGATGCCCAGGCGTGCCGCTGAACGCAGGTGGATTGGAGGTGAGCGTGGTGCTGCCCGTCGCGGTGACATTATTGCCGAGCAGCAGTTCGTCATGGAAGACGCAGTTATCGTGCAGCAGGACGGTCGTATCCGGGCCGAAGATCGCAGGCGTTACGCCGACGTGCGCCAGCGTCTTCCAGGGGAAGACCTCCGACCGGCCATCGTTCGAGTCCGAGCCGAGGCAGGCATCGACGAAGTAGCGCAGGCCGATGGCCGCGCCGTAGGTGTACGGCACCGCGCCGATGCCTTCCTCCGACATGGGCAGCGTGGGAGCGCTCGACATGCCACGCTCGCGCATGTAGTCGGGCTCGTAGTCCGTGCCCGGCAGCGCGGCGGTTGGCGGCCCGGTAGGGCCGTACTTCGCGAGGCCATTGATGGCGACCTGGCCGAGCCTGCCGATGTTCGAGACGTAGGGCGCGGCATACAGCGTGGTCAGCGCGGAGGCACCGCGCACGCCGTAGCCGCCGAAGCCGAGCCAGGTGATGCCGGTGGTCGCTCCGGTGAAGAAGAACTCGCCATCGCCGGGATAGCTGATATTGAGCGAGGCATCCTGATCGATGGTGCCGCTCGCGGGCGTGATGGCGAGTGTCTGTCCGGCGACGAGGTTCTTGATGCGCACGACGCATCCAGCGGTGACGCCGGTTGTGGGCAACGTGATCGCCGTGCCGGTTGACGAGGTGAACTGCACCTCCGACCCTTGCTGGTTGCAATCCGATGAGGTGATGGCGTAGGTCGCAGCCGACTGCGAGGATATGGCTGTGTAGCTGAGCGGACCAGCGGGACCGGTCGCGCCCGCCGGGATGCCGATATTGACGGTGTAATTTGGCGCGGTGCCGGTGATGGTGAAGGTTGGCGTCGATCCCGCCGCAAGCTGCGTCACGGTGCCGACGCTGAGGACCGGCGTCGCACCATTCGTGCCGTTGGTGCCATTCGTTCCGGGTGTGCCGTTTGCACCCGCTGCGCCCGCCGGGATGCCGATATTGACGGTGTAGTTCGGCGCGGTGCCGGTGATGGTGAAGGTTGGCGTCGATCCCGCCGCAAGCTGCGTCACGGTTCCCACGGTGAGGATGGGCGTCGCGCCATTCGCGCCGTTGGTGCCATTCGTTCCGGGCGTGCCGTTTGCACCCGCCGCGCCTGCCGGGATGCCAAGATTGAGCAGATAGTTCGGCGCAGTTCCCCCCAAGGATGCGGTCGGAGCAAATCCATAAGCCAGACCGGTAACCGTGCCAATGGTGAATGTCGGCGTCGCTCCGGGTGCACCATTCGTTCCCGCCTGCCCGACCGGAATCCCGAGGTTCAGGACGTAATTTGGCGCGGTTCCACCGATGGTGACCGTCGGCGTAGCACCTGCGGCAAGCGCGGCCACGGTGCCGATCGTAAAGTTTGCAGCGGCCCCGGGCACACCCGGCGGACCAGCGGGCCCAACAGTTCCGAGCGGCGTCCACTGCGTCGGACTGGTCGCGGGTGTGTTGCCCAGGTTGCCGTTGAGGTTAGAGATGTAGGTGTATCCGCCAGCCGAGACCAGCGCGTACTGCGAGTAGCTTGTGCCCGCGTTGTAGCTCCCCGAGAAGGTGACCGCTCCCGCGCCGATGATAGGCACCCAGGTGGTGCCGATGCACATAAACGCGTTGGGCGGGGTCGTACTGATGTCGAGCGCGGGCATGGTGCAGGTTCCGCTGGGAGCCGTGGCCACCAGGGTGGCAACCAGCGCCACCGCCGTCGAGACGCTGCCCAGCGTGTACGTCGCGCCGCAGATGCCCGGAGTCTTCGCCAGGAAGTAGGCATGGCCCGCGCTGCTGATCTGGACCGTATACAGGATGTTGGCAGGCGTGGTGAGGCAGGCATCCGGAACCTGACAGCCGGAGAGCGCACCCGCCGTGATGGTGCAACTGAACGCGCCCGCCAGATTGAACGCCCCATTGCCACCCGTGAAGCTGATCGGCTGGCCCGTTCCGTCGACTGCCGTAAACGTGGCGGTGCCGTTGGCGATCGGCTGCCCACTCAACGCAAGGTTCGTTGCGGTGACGGTGGTCATCTGCGCGTCGGCAGGGCAACCGGCTGCAAAGACGCACAGGAGCGCGGCGGCCGCTAGAAGCAGTCGTTTCATGGGTTCCTTCTTTCTTTTGCTAATTGGGGCTTACTTAATTGACAACCACGTACATCTCGGAGATCGCGAGACTCGCCGTATAGACGCGCGGACTTCCTGGCGTGTCAGGCGCACCCTCATAATCGCTGGCGATTACCGCGCCGATTACCATAAGCCCCGCAAGGTTGGTGCCTGCGGCAATCGCCAGCGTATATTGCGCGCCTGGTGAGGTCGATGCCGTGGACAAAACCGTAGTGGTGGTACTACCGATGGTCGCGACGATCTCGCATGGAATGGCACCCGGACTCGAATTCGATGGGGCGGCAAAAATAACCAGAGTCGACGCGGCGACCGTAACGCCGGGAAAACCTGCGAAGACGCAGTTGCCGGAGGCCGATGCGGGAGGCGCGCCGGTTTCCCAGGCATAGACCCCGGAGATGACTGCTGCTGTGGATCGATTGCCATCGTAAGCCGCTGCTGGCGTGGTGGTAGTTCTGGAACCGTTGTCCGCGTAATTGCTCGGCCTGTATACAGTGCCAGACTCGGACGGCCCGGGAGCTCCAGATGTGTAGAGCGGCGTTATGATCGAATCGATCAGGAAATAACCCACCTTGTTGAGATAGTCGGCTTGGTTCTGCGTTGCGATGGGCGTGATCCCCCCACCGGCGAAGGCGGGGTCCAAGTAATAAACGAAATAAAGCTGCCCCTGATTCAAGCCGTAGATGGTGTAGGGCCCGGCGGGCAGGCAGGATACGGTCAACTGGCCGAATATCGAATCGAAGGGCGAAACGATGATCTCTGCCGTGCCATCGCTGAGCGCCTGCCCGATCAATGTGCCTGGTGCCAAAGCGAGCTGTGTATACACGGAGAGCGTAACGGCTACGGTGTAGCCGTCGATCTCCTCCCACAGGCTGACCGCGCCGCTGACACCGCGAATGCTGCGAATGCGAACGTTGTACTGCTGCCCGGCGATCACCCCTGCGATAAAAGCCAGCGTGCTGCCCACGTCTACCAAGCCCGCATCCAGCCATGGGCCGATCGGCGACGTCACCGGCTGGTACTGGATCTGCACCAGCGTCACCAAGCCATCCTGTGGCACGGTCCACTGCACCTCGATACGCGGATAGACCACATTATCCACGCCGATCACGGCGGTCGAGGCTCCCGAGGTAAGCGACATGGCGGTGGGCGCGACCGGTGTGTGCGGCACACTCGAGGGCGAAGCAGGCACATCGTAGATTGTCAGCTCATCGGCAACCGACCACGCATAGACCGACGGCGAAGTCTCCACCACGCCGAACGAGACCCGTACGCTCGGCACCTGCTGGCCTTCCCCGTCGGTGCTCGCGGGCTCGATGGTGAGGTTGGTCGAGACAATCTCGAACGTCTTCTCCGTCCAACCCATCGCAGGGAAGGTGAACTGCATCACATCCGTCGGCTGCATCTCCCACGCCCACAGGTGCATGGGAAAGTTGCCCGACCCTTGCTGCCGGTTGCGCAGCAGCTTGATCTTCGCGCAGCGCTGTGCCTGCGTGATGGAGAGTACGCAGGATTGCACCACCTGCATCGGCAGCGGCTGTCCATCGTCGGCGAGATACTCATCCGTGGCATAACCGTGGCTCGGGTCGCAGGCGTACTGCGGATAGCTGTCCGGCTGGAAGGCGAACGGGAAGGTGTTCGAGAGTGTGCCGTCATACCAGCTATTCGAATCGTAGAGGTTACCGGCCACGTTGTACGGGTAGTTCGGCGCGATATAGGTGCCGTTGACGCGGTTGAAGAGGTCTCGCAGGCTGCGGTTCGGATTCCAGGTGATCGATCCCGTCAGGTCGCCTTCGTCGAACGTAAAGGATGGCCCCTGCCAGTAAGCGGGCCAGATGAACCACTGGCCACCGATCCTACTCAGCCGTCCCATGCCAGCAGGCATCATCGTCTCCAGCACGTTGCCGGGGTCCGTCGAGGTGTCGTAGTGCCAGTGGCAGGCATAGCGCGACTCTGTCGCCCCGCCCGCAAGCGTCACCTGCTCATCGCAGACGTTCGCCGCAGCGATCAGTTGCGCCTGGTTGACGGAGCCCACGTCTCCCAGACCGAACTGCGTATCCGTCAGCACATCCGCCACGACCAGCGCCCAGTTGGTGCTGTACCCGCTGGTGCTGGTGCGCGGGTCGAAGATATTGTTCTTCCCGCGCACCGTGAAGCGAATCTCCGGCGCGTTCGGGAACATCGCGGCATCGTACTCAACCTTGAGGTAGACATAGGTGCAGCCGCCGAGGTAAGGCGTCTTGCCGCCGCTGGGGGCCCAGGTGGGATCGTTGGCATAAAGCCCTGTCGAGTAGCCGCCTCCGGGCGTGGTGTTCGGCGAGGATGTCTGGTCGCCATAGTAGGCCTCGCAGTAGACCAGCGTTCCAAAGTCGTAGTGCGCGCCGCTGGGCCCGATGTGCGTTCCACCAGCGGCCGCACCACCGAAGTTCGTGCCGTCCGGCCTGGTCGAATTGCCGTCTATGTTGTTGGCTGTCCAGAAGACCTGACGGCCATCGAGGTAGAGGTTTACGATGCTCTCGCACGGATGACCCGCCAACACGATGACATAGTTGTATTGGTCATGGTGGCCGCCGGTGGTGCTCTCGTAGACCATCACGCCGCCCACGCGCTGCTCGCCGTAGATGATCTGCCGGAAGGCCGCAGCCTGCCGCGTGCTGATGTTGGTGCCACGGTTGGAGGTAAGAGCACCGGCGATGGCACCGGCCTCCATGGCGATGCCGCCGATAATCAGCGACGCCCAGATCTTGTCGAAGACAGGCGAAGCAAGCAGGGCAGGATCCTCAAACGCCGCGAAGCCCATGGCGACCGCGCCCGCCAGCATCACCGCTCCTTCAATCGCTTTGCTCATATCGCCCACACCCTGCGAACGGTGGTAATGCACAGCTTCTTCAGTCCGCTCTCGCCTACCGTCACAACGTGCCGCCCGCTGAGGTGGACGATGCCCGCGATCAGCGCAGCGCCCGGCGTCTCCTCCAGCACCACAAGGTCGCCCCGTTGCGCCATCAGCGGATGGACGCGCTCCTGCAAGCCGTACTTCGTCGCGCACCACGCGGCGGCATCGGCCACCGTCGCGCCGCCGGTGACGCTCTTGATCAAGGCGAAGGCCTGCGCCTCGGTCGCATACTTGCCGCGAAAGTCGGCTGCCAGATCGATACCGGTAAACGCCTGAATCGCGTCTGCAGGGAACAGACAGCAATCGTTCACGCCCCACTCAAACGGCATCTTCGCGCGCGAGAGAAGGAAGCTGTGCAACTCGCACAAGTCCCAGAATTCTGTCCGTTGCAGCGCCATGCTAGGAACCCCACCGGAGTGCGACATCGTTCAAGATCGGAACCCACAGGAAGCCGATATCGTCCGAGTAGGTCAACGCCTGATCCGACGTGGTGTAGCGCGTCTGCCGCGCGCGGCCAAGGTTGACCAGCTTGTTTTCGAGCGAGATCGTGATGCTGATCGTGTCCGCGCCAGCCTTGACCGTCGGCACGTCGACCGTGCCCGAAAAACACTCGTACGCCGCGCCGATGATGGCACCCGACGGGCCCAGCAGCCCGATGCTGACGGTCGCGGGCGCGCCGCTCTTGATGTCCGTCATGGACTCACCCAGCAGCACCGGGTCGATGCCGGAGAGCGTTACGCTGGTGCCCTGCGCCTGCACACCGACGCCCTCTGCGATATCGCCCAGCTTGCCGAGCGAACCCACACCGAGGTAGCTATTGCCCTCATAGACCAGCGTGCCCGTGCCGCTCCAGCAATACTTCACCGAGGTGCGGAAGGTGATCATCACCAGGATCACTGGCATGATCAGCGGCGCTGCAAGCCCTGCCGCCATCGAAGTGTCGAGGCCACGGCTCATCTAGCGGTACTCCATGATCGGGAAGCTCAGGCGCGTCATCTTGGTGAAGTCCGCCGACCAGTTGCGCTTGTTGCTGGCCAGCCGGAAGAGTCCCTGGCAGCCGCTGGTGACCACCGTCTCGCCATCGGTCAGCACGTCGCGGATGGAAGGCCAGATGCTCAACCTGAGCGTGCCCCCGAACGAGCCCAAGATATCGACCACGCGATGAAGCCGATAGCCAATCTGGACGTAGTCCCCGGGCACCAGCAGCGGAGATGAGCCTCCCGTAGCCCATCCACGCGTGTCCAACAGCTGCGCGCCCACCGCGTTGGTTCCAAGCGTCATATCGATCACCGGCGTACCCAGCGGCACACCCGCCGGAGTCTGCTTCAGCGGATCGCCGATCAGGAACGCGTTCGCCATACCCCGGCAGTACATCAGCGCGCTCAGCCATGCGTCCGCCTGCGGCTGCGTCAGTTGCGGCAGATTGACCGTGCCAGACCACATATCCGCTCCAGGCCACTGCTGCGCCTGCGTCTGCCCGGTAAACGGCGACGCATTGATCGCAACGGAGTCCGTGAAGCTGAAGTCGACAGACTCAAACCCCGGCACCGAAGGAAGGGTGACCAGGTTGACCATGTTGCCGCCTATCGTGATGGGACTGATCAACGCCAAGCGTGGGCCTTTCGTGGTTGGTGCCAATAAAAAGACCGCTGCCGCGACTGGCGCGGAGCGGTTCATGGAAAATCGAGAGACTACAGAACTATCGCGAGATGGAAGGCCGTCTCGCCTGATGCTCCTGCATGGCCTTCACGCTGCCGGCCATGATGTGCGGCGCTGCCTCCGCGATGCCACGCTGGACAGCGGCCTTGATCTGCGCCGGGTCCGATGCGCCGCGAGCATCGATGTTCCAGTGGTGATGCACATCGCCCGCGCCCAGCCCTGCAAGGTCGTCATTCGATGTAACCGATCCCGAGCGGCCGAATCGCACCAGCTCCGGCCCGCGCTCCCCCACGATGGCCATGGAGTTCGCGTTGAAGTCGCCGCCATCGCCGAAGAAAGGGAGCGCAGTCATCAGAGCTTTGCCCGCGCCCGCTAGAAACCCAGAACTCTGGCTCGCCGAGCTCGCTAGCGGCGACAGCACATTGCCCACCGCACCAGCGGCTGAACCGAGCCCACCCGCCATGCGTACCCACAGCGCGTTCGACTGCGAGCTGCCGTCTGCCTTCGCGCCAAAGCCCAGGCCGCTCAGCAGCATCCCCTCACCTTTCTTCAGCGCGGAGTCCGCTACGCTTGTAGCAGTCGTCTTCCCGAAGTTCGCCCACAGATGCCTCGGAACGCCGTGACTGGGCGTGGTCAGCAGCGTCAGCAGCGTGCTGTTCAGGTTCTTGATGGTGGAGCTCGCGAGATCGTGCATCTCCGCGCTCACATCGTTACTGGCAGCGATCAGCTCATCAAAAGCCTGCGTCAGGCCACCCATAGCCGTCGATTGCTGTATGGTCAACGAGTCCTGCAGCGCTGTGCGGTCCCGCTGGCCTGTGATCTCGGCTGCTTTGTTCTGCCTGCCCATGTCGTTCGCCTGGCGCTGCTCTGGCGTGAGGCTTGCATCGTCGTAGTCGGCTTTGCGTTCGTCGTCCAGCTTCTTCAACTGCGCAGCGTAGTCCGCCGCGTGCAGCCCAGCCATCTTCACCGCGGCATCGTGCCGGGTAATTGCCCCGGTTGCAACGTCGTGCGAGACCGTCATCTCCCGCATCGCGTCCGCGTTTTTCGAGACCGTATCGTTGTAGCTCGCAAGGTTGTCCGCCGATTGCCGCGCGGCACGGTCCAGCTCATCGCTCAGGCGGATTGCCTCTTCGTCCCACTGCTTTATCTCCGCCGCCCTCTTGCGCGCCTTCTCAAGGATCTGCGCATCCATCTTCTCGAGCATCGCCTGGCTCAACGCACCGAGCTTTTCGTAGATGGCGATATAGTTCGCCGAACCCTGTTGCGTATCGTTCAGCCGCTCCTGCCAGAAGGCGAGCTCCTCCCCCAGCGCCAGCTTATGGTTCTGCTGTAGCGCGGAGAGTTGCTGGCGGAACGCTGCCATCTGCTGCTGATCGGCCTTCTGCTGGGCAGCCTGCGCCGCCTCGCGGGCACGCTGAGCGTCCTGGTCGCGCTTCAGCCGGTCTTTGTCTGTCTGGTTGCGGTCGCCTTCCTTATCGGCGTCCTGCTCATTCACCACTTGCGCATCGGCCAGCAGCAACATGGAGCGGTTCGCGCTGTTGTTGTCGTACTTACCGTCCTTCAGCCTGCCCAGCTCCTCCTGATACTTCTTATGCGCTGCGGCCAGCAACGCGCGGCGGTCCTGATCGTCCTGCGCGGCAGACATCGGCAATCCATCATGCAGGTCAACCTGCCGCTGATTGGCGGCGTCTGCGATCTGCTGGTTGAAGGAGTTGATCGTGCCCTCGACGTTCGCCGTGGGGCCGACACCCAGCAGCCGCTTCCAGCCAGCGATGTGATTCTCCGAGAGCGCTTTTTCCGTGCGGTCGTTGATCAGTTGGATCGATGCAGCCAGAGCGTCCGCACGCACGCGAGCCTCATCCAGGCCGAGCGCCAGATTGTTCTGCGGCGTCTTTTCGATGATGGCAATCTGGTTTTCGAGCTCGTCGTTGGTTACGCGCAGCGCATCGTTCCGGCTCCACGCGTCCTGATCCATGCTGCGCATCGCGTTTTCAAGCGCGCCGGGGATCTGCGATACCTTGTCGATAAACGCCGTAACCTTCTCGATCATGGACTGCGTTGTGCCGCCCACGACAGTACCGATGGCAAGCCAGGCAGTGTGCTGCTTACCCATGATCTCGTCCGTCTTCGAGCCAAGCTGGTCGATCGATCCCGCGATGCGTCGGACGCCTTCGCCGATGCCGCTGAAAGAATCCACTAGGCCAGCGTTTGACGAGGCCACCGACTGGCTCGACGAGCGAGCCTTCTGCGTCATCTGGTCGAGCTTCTGGTTTACCTGGTCGACAGCAGCAGAGACACGCGTCGCGTCGGCATTCAGAACGATGTCTAGCTTGCCGACTTGCGATTCAACGCTCATCGCTTATCCTTTGCTGTTTCTGAGGCTTTCGATAACTGCCTTCATCGCTTCCTGCTGCGATGCCTCCCACGCGGGCCGGAATACCGGATGCGCGGGTACGAACTTCAATGCACCTTTGCGAATCACCTTCAAGCCGCCGCTCGCGGCGACCAGATGGCCAAACTCCAGATCGTAGGCAACCAGCACCGTTCTCTTGCCCGGACCAACAAGCACGACGACGCTGCGGGCATCGACGCCACGCAGCTTGATGTGGATGTCCTGCCTCAGCTCGCCCGGCGGCTGTGCCGTGGTCGAGCTGCCCGGGGTACGTTCCGGCATCCGGTCTTCAATTGCCGTTTTTAGAACATGGGCACCTGCGTAGAGCGCTTTGATCAGCGCCTCCTGCGATGCCCGCTCCTTTAGACCTTCGAGCTGCTTGCGGAGCGCGTCAGACCCGCCGATCCCAGCCTGAAGATCGACCATCGCTTCGCCCCGAAACCTTTCACCATGCGCCGCAACAGACGCACCGAAAACCAGATTGCAACCAGCGCAGCCAACGTCAATAGACCGCCTGCGACGCCAGCCGCCAGCGGATGCGCTGTCGCCGCCCAGGTAAGCCCCAGCGCTACTGCATCCTCACCGGAGCTGAGCGCGATATTCGATACCGGCTCCGGGCTGGGCGTAACCGCCGCCCGAATCGCGATCTTCGAACCATGCGCCACACCGGCAATCGTCGCGCCGAGCGCCGCCGCGCCCGCCTGCACCAGCGGCGGCAGATGAGCCGTTACCTGATACGCCAGCAACGCCGCCAGCGGCAGCCGCACAAACGTATGCGCAGCGTTCCAGATCAGGTCAAAGCCCGGAATCTTGTCTGCGAAAAACTCGGCAGAGAAGAGCAACCCGCATGCGGCCATAACCCAGACGTTCGAGAGTGCATCGAGACCGCCGGGAAGCGTTGCCCAGTGCAGCCGGGCGATGATGCCAAGGCCGAGCATCGTCGCATACACATTCAGCCCAGCCGCAAAGCTGATCGCGATGGCAGCGGAGATGAGGGTTTCTGGCGTCATCATGCCACGGATTCTAGCATTCAGCCGTTCGCCGGCTTCGCGCCGTGCAGCTTCATTACCTGCTCAAACTGCATCCGGAACGCTTCCGCCCACTTGCGGCGATTGATTCGCGGTTTCGTATTCACCGGCTCGGATGCCTTCTTCTTCCACTCCGAAGCCATGAACTCCCGCAGCAGCGCGGGAGACTTCGCATACGTCATCCGAGTGTTGAAGATCATCTGCGCGACCTGTGCCAGCATCACCTCCTGCATCTGCCCGCATTCCCTATCCCGCTCGCGGCGGCGACGCAATAGGGCCGCAAGTGCCCGCGGATTCAACCGCATAAACTCGCGTTTGGTAAGGCCGAGATCGACCCGCGCCAGGCTCCATACCTCCAGCCAAAGCTCTAGGCAGCTTCGACCGGCGAGCGAGGGTCCGCGACGGCATCTGGGCCAGCCTCCGCGATCGAGCCATTCCACGCTGCCACGATCGCTTCCGCAATCGGCAACTGTGTGTCGGGCCGAACCATCTTCAACGCATCCGCATACTCGATCTCGGGATGGAAGACGCTGAGCGCGGCAGCGAAGATCAGTCGTACGCTCCAATACTGCAGGCTCGGCATCGCGATCAACAGCTTGGCGTCGATACCCTTCTTCCGCAGAGCCAACTCCGCATCGGCGAGCGCCTGATAGTCGAAACACAGCTTGTAGGTAGTTCCATCAATGGTGATCTCGGTGAAGGGCATCGTGGGATCCGTCGCTGCGGTTTCTTTCTTCTTCGGCATACTTCCCTCTATTTGTTTCGCTTGAACGCTGTTAAATTGGCGCTATGACAAATTCCTTCGTACCGAACCCACACGCCGAGCCGGAAGAGATTGAGCCAGCACCACCGCTGACGCGGAGAGAGATCAGGATTGCGATCTTCCAGGGGATTTGGCTCTACAGCCTGTCGACTGTGCCGATCGCAATCCTGCTCTACTTCCTCATGCGCTAGGTGCCGGGTGTAACTACTGGGTTGCCGATGATCTGGATGTTCAGGTCGAAGGTGATGGCCTGCTCCGGCGAGAGCTGCGCGATGCTGTACTCCAGAACGTACGCGGAGAATGCCCACAGATCCCCAGCGGTCGTCTGCCCGGCCTGCGCGTTGACTGGGAACTGCACCTTGAAGTCGTAGGGCGCGGCGGATTGGTACGCCGTTTCCAGCTTCACCTGGCCGGCGTCTCCGGCGTTGTAATTGCCCTTGGCCGCGATCGTTCCCACGCCCTTGATGACGGGAAGCATCTCTTCTGATGTGGAGGCGAAGTTCGTTACCGCGACCGTCTTCCACGCGCCGCGCTTCAGCGGGAAATCCGTAAGGTCGCCGATCGGCGTGAAGACTTCGGTTCCGGTGGAACCAGTGACAGCGCCGATGCTGATAACGGACGCCAGACCTGTTTGCGCTTTGCTTGCCATGATGGCTCCTTTTGTTGATCGAAACGAGATGCCGTTGCCGCGAGGCCTCGGGTGCTAATCGGTAAGGTTGAAGTACAGGTAAAACTCACACGCGCAGCGGAAGGTTCGCGGCTCGTAGTCGAAGTAATCGATGGGCTGCAGGAACAATGCCTGCTGCAGGTATGTCCCATCGGAGAGCAGGCCCTGGTACCGTTCCAACGCGGCGCGCAAGGCCTTGCGCGCCGCATCCGCAAGCAGGTAGCTGCCCGCGTGGAAATCGAACTGCACCCGAAGCCTCTGTGGCCCGGTGTTATCGAACGCCTGCTTGCTGCTGCCTCCAACGATCTGGTACGTCGTAAACGCGGGCAGGTCGGAGCCATCGGCCGGCACTGGCCGCTCCGGCACGAAGACCGCCGCGATCCCGGCAGGCGACGCCGCCTTGAACGCCGCATTCGACCACAACATCTGCTGTACGCCTGCCATGACGCTCATGAGGTGATCCCGTCGACTTCCAGGCAGAGCAGGTTCACCTTCACGTTGCGCTCCAGCACGTTCTCCGTCGCCTGGATGGTAAAGACCCGGGTGCCGAAGACGACTCGCATGCCAGCCGCGACCGGCGTTGAAGACCAGCGCACCATGACGACGTGCGACACCTCCGAGGTGAACTGCATCGCGAGATAGACCTCCTTCGAAGAGGCCGTCGAGATCTTCGCCCAGCAGTTGCGCACCGTGGTCCATGCGGCCTGCGGCGCGCCGGTCTCCGGATCGGGCAGGTTGCTCTGCGCCTGGATCAGGATGCGGTTGCGTAGCTCGCCTGTGGCGATGCTGAGTGGGTCGGCAGGCATCGGCTAGAACCTCTGATCTCTGTACTGCCACAGCAGAGCCTTGACGGCCATCGGCAGCTCGTTTACGGTCGCGCCGGTAAAGGCGTCGCGATTGCCGTACCAGTAGCTGACCAGCATCAGGATCGCGGTGGTGATGCCTTGCGGAACATCCTCCGGGTCGTCGCCGTAGCCGCACTTGAAGGTGACGGTAACGGCGTTGGGCGCGAACTGCGAGATAGGCCAGAAGCGCGAGAAGACCGGCATGATGCGAGCCGGGGTCGAGACCAGGTCGACGTTGTAGTCCGTGCCCTGAACTAAAGTCTGCGGCGTGCCGTTCTGGTCGTTGTAATCCACGCTTACGACCGCCTGCACCGGGTTGAAGGGCAGTGCGAAGCCCCACATGGTACCCAGCCAGAACCATGCACCCGAAGCGATGGTGCGGATGGACTGCGACGGACCGCTGCGATGGTCCAGATAGCCAGGGAAGGCGTCCATGACCATCTTCCAGGTCTGCGTGATGAACGCCCGCTGCGTGAACGTCTCACACAGGTCGCGGGCGGCCACGATCAGACCGTAGAGCAGATCGTCGTCATCGTCGAAGTCGATCCGCAGCCACGCCTTGGCCTGGAAGACGGTCACCGGCTCGACGGCCGGAGGCGTGACGATCTGGTAGGCAGCCACCTACTTTCCCTTGCCTTCCGGTTTATCCGTTACAGGTTCAGCGTGTCCGCAAGCGGTCCAGGCTTTGGCCAGTTCGGGATGGAGCGGGACGACATCTCCGGCGCGATAGGCGAAGTCGCCCTGAATGCCGTAGCTCGGCATTGCGGCACCGGCGACGGCCGCCAGCATCTTTACGCGAGTACGTTCTGTGGTGACCATAAAAACTCTCCAGATGTGGGTAAGCGGACGCCGTGCTGGCCGTCCGCCCGGTTGTGAGGTGCGGTAAGTGCTAGGTTGCGGAGTTCTGCAGCAGCGCGATGGGGTGCGTGCCCGCGTCGACCAGGTTGGAGTCCGCCCGCTCGAAGCAGAGGAAGCCCACCTGACCGTAATCCGCATAGCGCTCCACCAGCCGCAGGACGGTGTAGCCAGCGACCTTGCGCACCTTGAAGGCGGTAATGTCTCCGAAGGCCACCGGGTAGTTGCTGGCCCCGAGCACCGGCATATCGTTGTTGATGACGTACCGGTAGCCGTTGATGGTGTCCGGGTAGCCCTGCGCGAAGCTGCTCATGATGCCCGGCTGCCACAGCGGTCGACCCTGCCCATCCAGTAGCAGCTTGATCGCCTTCAGCGTGGTGTCGTGGAACATGTACTTCGCATTCTGGCGATAGGCCTTGTCGACCGCGTGCTCCAGATTGGTGAGGTTGGTGGGCGAGATGGACGCCGTGTTGCCAGGGGCCAGCGTGACGATGTTGCCCGACGCAGCCGCCGCTGTGACGAGGCCGGTCGGCTCCGTCGTGCCCACGCCTACGGTGAACTTGTTGTTCTTGATGCGCGCCAGCCGTGTGCCCAGCTTGCGGGCCATGTAGCTGTCGATATCGAAGTAGGAGTCCTGCAGCAGCTCCAGCGGGACAAGCACCAGCTTGCTGGAGAACTTGTAGGACGTGAAGACGATCTGCCCGAAGCTGGGAGCAGCCTGTGTGACCTGCGTGTTGGGCCCGATGATCTCACCCGTGTTGGTGGTGTCGTTATCGGTAGGGTAGGGCAGCGGGTTGCCGGTCTCGGTATTCCAGACCTCGCAGAACTGGTCGATGCCGCCGAACCACTTCTGCGCCTCTTCCAGCTTGTCCGCGAACCCTTGCGGGATCAGGTAGCCGCCGCCAACGCCCGTCGCGGGGGTTAGAGCAGCCTGTGGGTCGCGATCGCGGAAGCGAGACTGCAGGACCTGCCGATCCTCCGCCTTCATCCCTTCGAGACCGTAGCGGACATAGCTCTGGAAGATGCGCGTGTGTTCCGCATCCTGCCGCTGGCGCTCCGGGCTGTTCTTCTCCACGATTGCGGCGTTGATGTTCTCCTGCTGGATGGGCGTAAGCGCGTTGATGGCCTTCGAGTGCGCCTCGAACTTCTCAGCGCGGACAAGCTCCTCGCCCAGGGCGGTGATATCGGCGTCGATCCTGTCGAACTTCTCGTTTTCTTCCTTCGACATGACGCGGTTTTCGGCTTTCGCCTTTTCGAGAAGGGCAGTCATCTGGGCATGCAGACCTGCCCTCTGCTCAGCAATTTGCTTCGGGGTCATTGGTTTCGGCTCCTGAGTGGGGTTGAGTTGCCTGCGAGCCAGCCAGCCGCATCCTGCGGTCGCCTCTGCGCCTGCCCTTGACGCTCGCCCCGCATCCGGGACGTCATAGGGCACAAACAAACAGGGCCCCGAAGGGCCCTGCAAGAGATGGTGCGAGCGAAAAGCTACTTGACGGCTGCTGCCGCCGGAACCGGCTCAACCTTCGCGGCTACAGCCGGATCCGTTGCAGTCGAAGCGGTGGGCTTGCCCGCTGGCTGCGGGACCGGATCGACCTTTGTCGCGTCGACCTGTGCGGCAGCCACCGCCGTGCCGGTCTGGTAGGGTGCGCCGCCCAGGCCGTTGTTGACATGTGGCGTAGCGACCGCCGCAGCATTCTGCCCAGGGAAGAGATGAAGGTGCTGCACATGCACCGTGCGGAGCTGCTGGACGTACCCGGCTATGGCGTTGGAGATCTGCAGCACCTCCGCGCCGTGGTTATTGAGCTGCGGCAGCAGCGACTCGATCTCATCCGCAGCCTTATCGAAGGCTACCGGCTGAAGCGTGTTGGAATCCGCCTTGATGAAGGAGATGCCCAACTGACGCAGGTGAAGCACCTTCACATGGATCGCGTTGCCCACGACGGCGATCTCCGCTCCGCGTTCCGCGAGTTGAGGAAGCAGTGCATCGATGTTTCCGGCGATGTTCGCCGCTGCGGTGCCGAACTCTGTTTGCGCTTGGTTACTCATGGCGATTGTCCCTCGATTGATCGGTTGGTGCTGCGTGGGCGTTCTTAGGCCAGCTCTGCGGCTCGCAGGCGGCGTTCGTAAAGCGAGTAATCGATAGCGGCGGCGATCGGCTCCTGGTCGCAGTCGCAACCGTCGCAGGTGCATCCGACGTCGCTGCAATCGTCGCAGTCGCCCGCGACGCACTCCGAGCACGGGCAGGTGCATTCCACGTCGTCTGCGGCCTTCAGCGATTCCGGCACGGCGCGAGCGAACTTCGACATGTCCCACTGCGCGACGAGCGCCTTCGCGCTGGTATCTTCCGTCTCTGGCTTCATGATCGACGTAGCGAAGCCCTTTGCGACCGCCTCATCCGCCGCCAGCCAGGTCTCAGCATCCATCAACTTTGCTACCTCGTCGAGGGCCAGCCCGGAGCGCTTCGCGTAGATCCCTGCCATCACGCCGTTGATCTGGTTCAGCAGCTCGGCTTGGCGGATCATGTCCGCCGCGTTGCCCACGCACATGCCCCAGGCGTTGTGGCACATCATCATTGCGGCTTCGCTGATGCTGATCGTCGTGCCAACCATGGCCACGGTGAAGGCAGCGGACGCCGCGAGGCCGTCGACGAAGACGTTGATCGGTACGCCTTTGGACTGCAACAGCGAATAGATCGCAGAAGCCTCGAAGACCGAGCCGCCCGGCGAGTTGAGCCTCAGATTGATGCCGCTGATGTGGCCGGCATCCTTGAGCGCTTGCGAGACATCCGCAGCCGTGACGAAATTGTCGTACCAGCTATGGCCAATCTGGCCGTAGATGTACATCTCCAGCACGTTGGCCTTCTTTGCCGCCATCAGGTGCGATTTTTCATGCTGCAGTTTGCGCTTCATAGACACCCCATGATCTGTTCTGCGAATGCCGTGTAGGCCCGGTCGAACTCCGCCTTTGCGAGCGTCTCCGAATCGGGCTTTTTCCAGGTCTTCGACCTATCCGCGACCGCCCCCGCATACCCCTTCAAGAACGTGTGCACCTCTGCCGGAAGCTCCTTCGACCCGTTCGTAGCCGACATCGAGTCGGCCAGTGCCGTAAGCGTGGGCAGCCAGACCCGCTGCACAAAGGCAGCGTCGCGCTTCTCGCGGTTGATGGTGCGCCCCGTTGCATCCTGAAAGAGCCGAAGGAAGGCACGGGAGAATCGCTGCCGCAGAACCGAAGCATTCTCGCCGTCTTCGTTCGGTTGCGGATCCGCTCCTTCACCAGGCTCGCCTTCGTCGGTCTCCGGCGGATCGCCCAGCGCCTCTTCGTTGATCTTGACCGTCTCCAGCGAGACGAAGTTCAAGGGAACGATGCGGACATCGCCGCCTTGCTCCTCCGGAATGCGAGGCCAGTCCTGCTTATCGTTGATGTCATTCGCGCTGAGCACGCCGGCCAGCCGCATCAGGTTCAAGCCCTGCATGCGAGTAAGGAAGTCACCGCGAAGCAGGCCATCCATATCGAACTTGGCGTAAAAATTGGTGCCCGCGAACAGCTTGTAGTTCAGCTCCTCTTCCCACAGCGTTACCCAGGGCAGCATGGTGAACTGGCTGAAGTCGATAGTCTGCTGCTCGATGTTCGAGTGCTGTGCGCGATCGAGCAGGCCAATCATGTGCGGTGGAACCCGGTACCAGCTTGCAACCTCTTCCTTCTGAAACTTCCGCGTCTCCAGAAATTGCGCGTCTGTCGGATTGATGGTGAGCGCCTGAAATGTAACGCCTTCCTCCATGATTGGAACGCTCATCGCGTTCGCGCCGCTCGTGCTCTCCTGCCAGGAGGCCTTCATATTGGCCCGGGCCTCAGCCTTCAGGCTGCCCGGGTGCGTCAGGATGCCGGAAGGCCGGGAACCGCGACCGAAGAGCATCGAGCCGAAGCGTTCCGCTGCGGCGTTGAGGCCGAGACCCTGGCGCATGAGCTGGATGGGCGAGAAGCCCTGCAGCCCGTCGAAGCTGAGGAACGGCATGTGGATGATGTTCTCCGGAGCGATCAGCCTTTCTCGACCATCCGTCGTGGCCGTCGTGACATACTGCAAAGCCCCATTGATTCTGCGCGGGCGCGTCCGATCGCTGGGCAGCGGCCAGAGACCGCGTGAGCGATATGCGCCGTCGCGCTGGATCTCCGCGTATCCGTTGCCCCATAGGCACGACTGAGCCTGCACTGCGACCTTCGCCACATAGCTCGACATCTGGCCGTTCCAGCGATTGCCAAGCACCGGCGAGAGAGGATGCTCCGGCGCGAGCCGCTTGCCGTTCGCGGTCCACTGATACACGTTCAGCGGCAGCGTTCCAATCGTCTCCGAGATGACCCGCACACAGGCCAGCACGGCCGAGATGCGCATCGCGCCCTTCTCGCTGATGGCGATGCCGGAGTCGTTGCCCTGGCCGATGCCGAGACTCTCCATCAACCACGAACCGGGAAGCAGCGGCGCGGACGGGTCTTCTGGCGAGAGCTGCTTCGTGAGCCATCCCATCTAGGTCGCCCTCCGCTGCTTCGAGACCCAGACGTATAGGCACAGCACACCGAACACGATGGCTGAGGAAGGCTTGTGGATGGCCGCAATGCCTCCAATCAGTGAGGTGACACCCACGACGACCAGCACGTCGGAAGCGTCGATCGCGCGCGCCAGTTTTAGAAGCATTCGAAACCTCTTGTCTCATAGACCGACGGCATCGCCGGCGGCGCTGTGTACGCCCGATTCATCGCTGTGATCAGCGCGGCGACGGGGTCGATCTTCAACTTTTCGTCTGGCCCTTTGCGCGGAAACCAGCTTTCGTTCTGGCCTTCGCGCACTTCAACGTTGCTCATCGCCCATGTCATCACCGGATCACCGTTGTGGTGGAACCGACCGGCATAGACGGCGGCTTGCAGCTCCTTCATCGGGTCAGAGAGATACTGCGCCCGCTGCGGTACGGTGACGACGATATCGTCGCCATACTTCGCCGCCAGCTCCTGCTGCATCTGGAGAGCGGACCACTCATCGAAGGCGATGGCCTGCATGTCGTAGATCTCTGCCGCTGCATCGATGTCCCGCTCGATCTGAGAGAGCCGAATCTCCGCGCCTTCGACGGCGATGAGGTACTTCGAGTGCATCCACTGCTCATAGTGCTGGTGCGCTCCATCCTGAATCGTCTGCTTCGGCGCATAGTGGTAGCCGAAGTAGTAGTAGTGGTCGCGGCCGTCATCCTCGCGCCGCTTGAAGAGGAGCGCTCTCGATGCAAGGTCGACCTTGGCCGCAAGATCGTTTCCGGCCCAGCACTGTTGCCCCTTGAAGTCGTCGATCTTGAGGGTTGGATCCGCACACCCGTTCCACTTCTCCATGTTCATCCAGGCGCTGGCGGCGTTGGTCCAGATGCCGAAGTGCTTGGTGAGGATCGTGTTCTGTTTGTGCGCAAAGTTGATCGCGAGCTGCTGCTGCTCGAGCAGGTAATCCTCGAAGACCGATACCCCAAAGTTCGGGTTGCACTTGCGCAGCGACTCTTCCGACTTCCAGTCGTCTCCTTCGTCGAGCGTGTAGATGATGGCAAAGAACTGATCGTCCTGAACGGCTCCGGACAGCACCTTTACTGCGTCGGCACGAAGCAGGTAGCACGGGCCGCCGACGTTGAAGCCAGCCGTCGTGATGACGAAGAGAAGCGGCTGCTGGCGGGATCCCATGCCCGTCTGCATCGCGTCGTAGAGCGTTGAGGTATCGTGCTCGTGATACTCATCCACGATCGCGCATGAGGGCGAAGAACCATCGCCCGGATTCTTCACCAGCGGTTCGAAGCGGCTATCGTCGTAACGGGTAAGGCTCTTTTTATTGACCTCGATGTCGAATTTCTTGAGAAACATCGGCGAGAGCATCGCCATGCGCCGTGCGGGCCGAAACACCTCCATGGCCTGCTTCTCTTTGGTGGCTCCGGAGAAGACTTCGGCGCCGCTCTCTCCATCGGCCGCGAACATGTAAAGGCCGATACCGGCCGCCTGAATCGACTTACCGTTCTTGCGTGGCACCTCTTCGTACACGCGCGTGAAGCGACGCAGACCGGAGCTCTTGCGAACCCAGCCGAAGATCACACAGAGAACAAAACACTGCCAAGGTTCCAGAACGATCCTGGGCATCGCGCCACGCACCCGGACAGCCCACTTACCTTTCACATGCGGCATCTTGCTGATGAACCAGCAGACCCGGGCGGCTTTCAGCTCGTCGAAGCGATACGGATAGACGGGATCGAGCGAGCGCTGCAGATCGTCAAGGTGACGCTGGCATGCCTGGCGAACGTAAATGCATGCGGGGATTGCTCCAGCAACCACCTCCCGCCCATACTGCATCGCCTTTTCGACGAACGGGTTACTGTACTCGAAGAGCGGATGCGCCTGCTTCGATTTCTGCCCATTCGTTTTCTTCATTTTGGGCTGAGCTCCCACCCGCGCTGATTACTTTCGAGCGGTCCGCCGGATTGAGGCCCATCTGCGACAGATACTTGTTCAACTGGGCGAAGTCTCCCGTCTTAGCGCCGGGTCGACGGCATCGTTGCTTGAGACGCACCGCCATCTCAAACACGCTGCGATCGGCACTGGTGAGCAGGACTTCCTTGGCTTCCTCGGCAAGCTCAGCCCATATTTCGCGAAGCTCTTTGCCGGTTGGCGACTCCGGCACACCGAACGATGGAGGAGGTCCGCCGAGTTGACCAGTCGGGAGCGGTTCATCGGCTCGCGCACGTCCACGCGCAGGATTCTTATCGAATGCTCCACGACGCTCCAAATCCTCCGTAGGTGTTCGCCTTCGACCCATCCGCTAAACCTCTGTTGCTCGCATCAGGCCGCCCCGTGCGGCCATCACAAGCATCAATTGCCACCGGAAAAGGTGGCTACATAGCTGTTTTCCTCGGCCGAAATGCGTTTTTTGTGGAAGCGAAGATTCTCTTGTCCAAACGGTCTACGTGCGATGTCTGGCAGAAATTTCACCCACCCCCACCCTATGACCGAATCCCCCATCTTCTCTCGCCGTCTTCGAGCTGTGACACTCACCGCAAAGCGATTGCCAGTTACTCGGGTCCCAGAACAGCTTCATATCGCCTCGATGCGGCACGATGTGGTCGACATCAGTCGCCGCAACGTACGCAGGCAGATGAGCCCTTTCGTTTGCGCACAGTGGATGCTTCCTCAGCCATCCCAGGCGAGTCGCTTGCCAGCGTCTTCCGTAGCCACGCTTCGCCGCGCTTGGTCTTTTCTGCTCAGCCAGCACTCTTGCTGAGTGCTTCGGCTTGCACGCACCGCAGTATCCACGCTCGACCAGCGCCACACAGCCTGGTCGAGCGCATGGGCGCTTTGCCACTAAGCTGCGATTGCCGATGCAGTAGGCGAAGTAACTCCAGGTGCAGTCGGTGTCCCAACCGCACCTTCTATCGAAGCCACTACACTCGACAGCAGGTTGAGCTGAGCGATGATCTTCGCAGCCGACGTCGAGTTCTTGACTTCGGCGAGACCAAGGATCGTCGTGATGTTGCCCTGCACGTCAGAGAGCGCACTGGTAAGCGATGTGCTCTTTTCGAGTCCATCGATCAATACGCCTGCAGTCGCTAACTTAGTCTGGATGGTTGTGATGATCGGCGCAATCACGGCTTCCAGCGCTGGGTCTTCGACATCAAGAATCTCCTCAGTGATTGGCGCTGCGACCTTCAGAGCATCCGATGCAACAACGTCCCACTTTGGAAGCATGTGAAACAGTTCCTCTGCCTTCGCTTCGAGACGCTTCCAGAAACTCACATGAACCGGCGCTGCCTGCGTCGGCTCAGTTACTACGGCTGTTGTGCTCATGCTGCTCTCCTCCGCTTTCGCGGTGTTACTTTGCTGCTGAACTTGTGGACTCGAGATGTTGCTCGATGACGGTCTCGCTTCGAGTGGCGCTGAGACTTGCACCGCCGAAGGATGTTGCAGGTCCAGCGATGTTGCCGAACCTTGCTTCCGCAACCCGATCAGCGTTCGCAGCGAGCCTTTGAATGAATCGATAAAACCAGCCATAAAACCTCGCTGTCTGCGCTTCTGTCGGAGCAGCCATCGCACCCGCCGCAGCCGAGAATACGAAGTAACCGACCAGGGTAACGATGATCTGCGTCGTCATTGCGTCGCTCCACTCATCAACGCCGCTCGACCACCGGCGTCTCGAAGTTGTAAATGCACGTATCTACCGGCGGCTGATGGCCGAGCTCCAGATAACTCTGCGCCTCGTTCCTGCAAGCGCGGATATTGCGCTCCACTGCGGACCTCGCCGACAGACACTTCAGAAAAGGGACCGTCTGCTCCATCGTCGCTTGTGCAGTTCCGCTCGGACCCCACGGCAATCGCAACACTGTGCACTGCTCATCCATCCGAGGAAGCTCTTTTACCGATTCCAGGTAGTACCGCAACACTCGTTTCGCATGCGCCGCTTCCTTCGTGTGCGCATATCCTTCCAGCTTCGCCAGCGCTACTTCCGCGCGTTGCACACTGCCTGCTCGAATCGTCGGGTTCCACTCCGCGTTCGCATCCGCCTCGCGAATCTCGCGATAGCACTCCGTCGCATAGCTCAGCTCCTCGCCATGCAGCAATCGCGGATTCAGCGTGCTGCGGTAGTAGGCTGTAGCGGAGATCGCCAGTCCCAACGCCAGCATCACAAGAGCCGTCGCAACGCGTCTCGGCCCCATATCGTACGCGACCTGCATCAGGCCTCGAATCCTGTGCCGCAGCAACGCCCAGTCACTTGCGCCCGTTGAGCTCATGCACTTCTTTCGCAATCTCGGTCAGCTCGTCCTGCTGAACCTTCTGCATGTGGTTCGTCTCATCGAACTTCGCTTGGATCGTGTTCGCCGGCATCGTGTTGCCACTCAGGTCATGCACCGCAGCTTCCAGGCTGTTCAACCGCTGGCCGTAGTACCCAGCCTCAAAACACATCTGCGCAAACCACACAATCACGATGGCAGCAATCTGCAACCACTTGAAGTACATCGGCTCCTTCGGCTTGGCCTGCAACGCGGCAAAGACAGCCTTCGCGATCATGTCGTCTACCTGAGACTGCGTAAAGGTTCCCACATTCGCCTTTCGTTTCGCCGTTCGCGTGCTCTGCTTTGCAGCCCTTGGCGCGGCGCTCATCTCCACCCCTTCACATCACCCAGCCGGGCGGTTTGTATCGCGATGCATTGCCAGCATCGAAGCGCACACTGCGCACAGGCTTCGGGCGATCCGGAGATCCGCGCCTGCGTTCAATCTCTCTGCACCGGCCGCACAGCTTTTCGCCTCGGGTGCCGTTCGGTACTGGCCGGTAGAAGGTGCATCCGCCACAGAACCCCTCGCACACCTTTGGCTCCATCACGATGTCGCGGTTACCCTCGCGCTCGGCTTGGTGGAGATCCTTCAACTGCACACCAGCCGTGTCGCGCCAAACTCCTGCACCTTGGCGATTGCACGCTCTACGAAGTCTTCGAACTCCGGCACCAGACGCCTCCGGTTGAAGTGCCTCTCGCGGGCATCGTCGCTCAGCGATGCGGTTGCGGAGCGGCCCATCAGGCCTGCATTCGCATGCATCTCGCGCATGCTGATCGAGGCCATCGAGCTCGGAATCGCGAGCAGCGCATCTCCGTTCGAGAAGCTTGGCGCATGATGCATCGCCTGGTAGCCGACGTGACGGCCATGCTCATCGTTCACACGACGCCACTGCCGTTGCGCGACCTTCTCTTCGCCATGGGCAAAGCTCGTGCGCTGGATCGAGCGCCATCCCAGCGACGTGTTCGTATCGAACAACAGGTAGCCACAGTCGCGCACGCGCTGACGCTGACGCACTCTCGCCATCGAACCAACCTTGTAGTTTTAGGAGTTGTGAAGAGGAATATCGGAATTTAGAGACGGCTTCGCTAACTCTCTACTGCTCCCCAGAACTTTCGCGTAGGGGGGTGCCGATGTCCAGGATCGGCGCGCTGAGCAACTTCCAGAAAAACCATCTCACATGCCAAGACCCGATTGCAACAGGTTGCACAATACCTTGTGAAGCCGATTATCCATAAGCGATATTCATGCCGGTTCCGGCTCTCCGAATCTTCGCCCAGTCGATCGGCCACATCGCATCGCGGGCCCAAATCCCATCGCAGAAGAACTTCTTCGCAGACATCGGCCACAGCAGCGCGTGCGTTGGTATGCCGCAGAAGTCTCGCCACTGGCGCACCATACTCGCCTCCACGTCGCGCACCTCGGCTGCACGATCCTCCGCCAGCCGGGCCTGCATCGCCTGCACCAGCACCTGCAGCATTCGCGAATCGGTAAAGCCGCACGCTCGCATCACGCTGCCCGCAGCGACGGCCACGCCGGCCACCTCGCACATGCCTGCTTCGCGCTCCATCCGTGCCCACGCTCGCCGGTCCCCTCGCGCACTTGCCGTTGTTCGTTCTCGCTGGGCGCCGCCTTCGCCGTTGCGGGTTTGCCCATGCGGCTCGAATCCCGCGCTTTGCCCTTCACCAGGCAGTTTTGGCTTTTGCACTTTTCCACACTTGGGGAAAGAACCTACGGAGTATGGGGGTTGTTGTCTTTCTACTTCATTACATTCTTTAATTAAAAGGGGCGGGCAAAATGTCCGGTGGGAATGGTCAAAATGTCCGGTGGGAATGCTCGAAATGTCTGGTGGGATTTCTCCGTCATCCCGCGCGAGGCCGATCGGTGGAAAACTCTCCAAACCGCTTGCCTCGCCTTGCTGCGATTCGAGAACGCCCGGTGAACCTACCGCGTCGCTCCCCGCGTGGTCGATCGGTGAAGAGCCGTCGCTCTCCACATCGCTTACCCCGCCTTGCTGTCCTTGCCCGCCGATCGGTGGTTGCGTCACACCGCTTGCGGGCACTGCTCTTGCTGCTCCTACCCCAGGCTCGGTCGCTGCCGATCCCGCTTCGCCGATCGCCGATCCTCCGGCGCTTGCGAAGACTACACTCTTTACCCGCAGCAGCTGCGTGTGCAACAGCTGTCGAGGCCTTTGTTTCTCCGGCGCTCTGCAGCTTCCAGAGGGCCACAGACGAACGTTCAGCTTCGCCAGGTTCATGAAGTATGCATTGTGCCTCCCAGACACCGCCTTGCGCCTCACAGCGATCCATCCACCGCGCTCCAGCTCGTCCAGGATGCGGCTCACCGTGCGTTCGTCGCACAGCGCCTTCTCCGCCAGCGTCTCGACGGACGGGTAGGCAAAGCCATACTCATCCGCATGGCGCGCCAGCGCCAGCAGCAGCAGGCGCAGACGTGGCCTGTTGCGCGGACCATGGTCCAGCGCCGCGTTTGCGATCTCGTATACCAACGTGCCCCTCGAAACGGTTGTGAATGTGAAGGTGATCGAGAGAAGCTAGACGCGCTCGGGGAATCCGTACTCTTCGGATTTCTTATTGAAGACATCCCGAATCACGTCTTCTGGGCTGTCTACACCTACACGCTTCATCAACAGCAGCCCATACAAGATCGTGTCTGCCACTTCCTGCGCAACGCACGATCGAGCCGAATCGACATCGATAAGCGCGCGCCCGGGAGCGTTGATGTTTTGCAGGTGGGATTCAACCCTCTTCAACTTCTTCGCAGCGTTCGCAGCTTCTCCAGCCTCACCTGCCATCGCTCCGGCCCACTCCAGCGCCGACCATTCTTCAATGCCGCCAGGGTGCCACTTCAGGCACCGAGAAACGTTCTTATCGAACAGATCGTTGATCGCCATCTTTCTGGGCCTGCGCCCCCAGACGGCCACAGCCTGGGACAAGGTCATACCGTGCGCAGTCGCAGCATCTTCGATGCCCAGCGCCGCCCACACACTCATCACAACCTCATGCTCCGCGCGGTAGGTCGCACGCGCGCCTTCGAGATCGGCCTGAGATCGTTGTAACTCCTCGCGCAGCGCCCGCAAATCCGACAGGACGGAGTTCATCTGATCAAAGTGCTGCCCGGTTCGCCGGGCATGGAAGTCCTCTGATTGCCGCAGCCGTTCAAGCGCCTCAACGCCCAGCCGCTCCACGTTGCGATGGTGCTCAGCCTCGACCCATTCCTTGCCCTGCCAGGTCAGCACACCATCGGAGATCACCGGCATTTCTATCGCCGCAGCCAATTCACCTTCCATCGAACACCCCTTTCAAATCCTGCTTCTTCCTCAACTCCTCGCGAGCTGCGACGCGCGTGGCGTTCAGCCGTTCGGCCATCTCGCCCAGCATGGATTCCACCATCGCCGCGGCGGACTTCGGCGAGATCGCGCCATCCACCGCAAAGGCGAAGTCCTCCGCGCGCACCACCAGCACTAGGTGCGCGCCGGCGCTCTTGCGCATCCACTCCGCCGCCGCGCTCAGCGAGTTCGTGCTCGTCAGATCCCACTTACGCGTCGCCATCGCTACAAATCTTCGTCGTCGAAGTTATGATCGTTCGGCTCATAGAGTCTGCCCGTAAGCGAAGGCACCTCAGCCTTGATCCTTCGCGCATCCCACACGCTCACCGGCGCCGTCTCGATCTGCTTCGCCATCACGCGCGCGGTATCTTCTTCAACCGGCGTGATGCAGTAGATCGCGGAAGGCCCGAAATACTTGGTGATCGCCTGCGCATCGCCAGTCTTCGGAACGTCGACGCGCAGCAGCTTTGCGCCAGCGATCTCCGTCTCGGATACCTTGCCTACGATTCGCTGGTGCCCCATCAGCTCCACCAGCGCCCATGATTCAAACGTGTTTTCCATCACTCTTCTCCTTCATAAAACTGAATCCCGCCTGCCCCGTTGGCACGGCGACGGTGAACTTCGCATCCTTGCCACACCCTTCGCACTTCGGCCTGCCCGGCCCGCGCGAAGCGTTCTTTCTGCCGCACCCGCACGTCCACCAACGCGTCTTGCTCATAGACACCCACTATGCATCCGCTACCGTCTCACTCCGGTTGAAGTTGCGTCAGAACGCGAAGATGAATCGCGTCGCTCCTCAACAACCACGGCGCCGGCGGTGCTGCAGATCCGCCTCGATGCGCGTTTGCGGTTGCACTCAGGGCAGAGGTCCTGGCACGATCCCCTTGCGCGATACCAGCCCTTCTCTCTGAGAAGGCCAATTACGTCCGAAAGCGACATCAGCGCCATGTCGAAGGTCGACGACAGCGTGTCGCAAAGATCGCACTCCACCTGCATCACGGTGATCCTCATCGCGCAACCTCCGGCATCTCATTCCACTCGCGCCCGTCGAGCAGGCGGCCAGCGGCTTTCTTGCCCACGCGGTACATGAGGAATCCATAAGCTTCTTCGGCGATGTGGTCGTCAGCGCAGGACATAAATCCAAGACCAGGCTCATATCCGACAGTGGCGTACTCCGCATCCATCGGCATTCCGGTTCCTCCGTCGCGAAACACGCACTGCGAGGCGCTCAGACCGTCGATCCACTCGCCCCACTGTTTAAAAAAGAACGGCACCCAAGCGGCGACGCACTGGTCGCGCAGGCTGCGAGCCCAATCGGGATGCATCGGCCGCGCGCCAGGCCCACTCTCGCCGCCAACGATCACCCAGTCGAGACCAGGCGCGCATCTGTCGTCGTGATGGTGGTGAAGCGTTCGAGGGCACTCAGGTGTGCCGCGCCCGTGATGCTCACCCGCACATCCGCGCTGACCTCCGATCCACCGTGTACCTCCAAGGCTACTTTCGAGATCAATACTGCCCAGAAACGGCTCCGCAGAGATGAACCGTACCGACGCCGGTGTCTGGAGTAGCAGCGGAATCCGCGCATCCGCCGTCGGCTGGTTCTCCACCGAGACACCGAGCTGCACGTTCGGGAGCGGCCAAACATCCATCGCATGGATAGCTCTCCTCATCCACTTAGGGTGTTCGCCGTCGTAACCGGGTATGTGCTTTACATACGTGTGGACTAGCTCGCGCGCCCCTGGCGAGAACTGTCGATAGTGGTCCGTGAACCACGCCAGCATCCGTTCCGGCCGCTTCGTCAGCACTTGAAACGTATGCTGCGGGCACAGCGCCATCACGGCGAACATCTTGTCGATCATCTCGTCCGTCACGTTCGGGTGGAAGAGATCGCTCATCGAGTTCACGAAGATGCGTTGTGGCTTCTTCCAGCGCAGCGGGTCCAGCAGGCGCTTCTCGACAAACTTGATCTCGCCATTCCACTTGCCCAGACCTTTGCCCATCGCGTCGATCTGCACAACACCTTCGTACGGACTGCCCGGCCCGCAGAAGCGGTTCGCCACCGCCTCCGCATAGCAGTTGCGGCAACCCTCGCTCACGCGGCTGCACCCGCGAATCGGGTTCCAGGTCGCATCCGTCCACTCGATGCCGGTCTTCGTGCTCATGCCGTCACCGCCGACTCAAATAGGTGCCAGACAAAAGGTTGAGATAGCACCGTGCCGACATAACGCGCCCAACCATCTTCTGGAAACTCATCACCGGTTGCGACGAGATAGTAATTGATCAGATCGACCGGTTTTTCTGGGTCCACCTCACACCAAAGGCACATATCGCCAGCAGGGTCGAGGCCGAAGTGAAGCCAATGATCGGGAAGTTGAATCGGTTGACCAAAGACCAACGGAACCCGATATTTAAAGATTCTGCTCATAAGTCTCCCCTCGTCTCGCTGGACGCTTGCTTCTCCATGTGGGCGATCAACCGCCTGCGCGGGCGCTCGATCACGAAGTAATTCCAGATACCGAGCCCAGCCACGAAGCCCACCGCCGCAGCCACCCACAGCCCCGCTACGCCGCACACCACGCACCACACGGCCCACAGCCGCGAGATAGTCTCCACCAAGGAATCGCTCACGCGCTCACCGCCTCGGTAGCCTTCTCGGTCGCCAGGATGTCTTTCAGCTTCCGGTAGAGCGTCGTCTTCCCCATACCCATCAGGCGTGCGGCTAAGACGACGTCGCCATTGCATCGCCGGAGTGCTTCGCGAACGTAAAGAGCCTCCAACTCAGCAATCTTTGGCAGTGGATCGGCGAAGACCGTAAACGCGCCGGGCGCAGGGTGGATGTACTCAACGCGAGACTTGACCGCCTCGACCTCGCGGATGACGACCTTCGGCAGATCAAGCTTCGGCAACGCTCTCCCGCACCGGCTGCATTTGTCTTTAGTGAACTGGCGCAGCTCGCACGCCAGGCACCGCACGCTCGGCATCCTGTAAACCGGCACAGCAGGAGACTCGCTCATGCGCTCACCGCCGCTTCGGCGCGAAGATACCTCTCGAAGTGAAATACCAGCGGCTCCGGATTGATCGTTACGCGGCCAAACCGTTCTGCGTGGCGGAACGTAGAGGAGTTACGGCGCAGGCCATCGACAATTCGCTCGTTCAGCCAACCGCGCCAGTCTTCCAGCGCCATGCAACCCTTGTCGATATTGCAAGGACCGCAGGCTGGGAAAAAGTTTTCGATACGGTCGTTCGCCGGCTGATGCATCTTCCCCGTGAATACGAACCTGCCGTCTCTTTCCGCCGTGGGCGGCTGCCATTTGCTGATACGGATAACCGCTTCAACGTGGTCCGCGTGCCATCTTTCACCAAGTGGTGCGCCGCAGTAGGCACACCTTCCGCCGAACATCTCGCGAACGATTGCACGACTCTTTTTGTTCAGCGTCATGCGGCCTTCTCCAACAGGTCCATGCGCTTTCGCGGGCCACGCTTGCGGCCTACCATCAACCGCACACCTTCGCGAAGCCACAGATGGCACTGCACGTCCAGACGGAAGATCGTAGGCAGAAAGCTCACCGGCGTCTCCGCTCCCGAGACGCACAGCCGCAGAGCATCGCCACGCTTGCCTTGCAGCTTTTCAATCTCCGTCGCGCACACGGCGAAGGTCGCATGCTTCACATCGCTCGCATCGGCAAACAGCAGCACCCCATGGAACCAGTCGCCCGCCTCCAACAGCTCCAGCGCGGCACCGATGCGCGACACAGCCGTAACCGCGTATCCCCAGTTGCGCAGCAGGAAGCACAGCACGCTGGTCTGCTTCGCATCCCGGCAGTAGAGCAGTATCTTCTTCTTCGGCCTCATGCCTTCGCGTCGCTCCGCTTCACGTACACATGCTCTCTGCGCCACACCTTCATGTACTCCGCGTGGCAGCGGCGGCACAGACGCTGGCCGCAGCGACGCTCGCGGGTACACTCCGGGTTGCTGCACTTCGTACTCTTCGGCTTGTATCTCATTCACGGCGCTCGCTGCGTGGAACAAAAGTTTCTACGTGGAACATTCCCAGCCGATCCGTTTACAGCTCGACGAAGTACACCTGGTCGCCGATCCAGCCAAAGAACCGCACCGCATCCTTATTCCAGTTCACCGGCCAGTTGATCGTCTTGCCGCCTGCATCGATGGTGGCTGCGGCTGGTATCGACGCGGGCGCGTAGTACAGCGTCGAGCCGCCGGTGATGTCCGCAATCGTCCCATCGATCACGCCCTGCGCAAGCTGCTGAGCGTTCACCCAGGTTGGATCGTCCTCAGCGGGCCACAGCGAAAGTTGAGAGTCGCCATGCGCCGTGATGGAAGAGAACGCCCACGGCTTCGTACACTCTCGGTAATAGTCGCTGCCATGCTTCGCTACCCGGTTGCGCAACACGCAGAGGACGGCTGTCATCCCCCGCGTGCTTGCGCTGCGGTCTTCGCGCCACGCAGTCAGCGCGGCGATTACGTACTCGATTGGCTTCGGCATCTTGTAGCTCCGGGCGTTCGGTTATGGGTAGGTTCCGATCAGGCGATTACGATTGCCCCATCCGGCAGGTTGTCGGTAAGCCACCGCGCAATCAGCGTCATCGTGTCGAGCTTCCACCGCCCGGCGTCCACCTCCGGCAGAGCGATCTTCGGCAGCTTGCCCGGCTCGCCTTGCAGCCGCACCATAAACTCGCTCTCCACCGGGCTGATCTCGCGGAAGGTCCGGTACGCGAACAACCTGATGCGTGGCGGCAGATCGATGCTCTGCCGCGTCACCGCGCCCTGCCTCACCGTGATGGTCTGCGACAGGCCATCGTCCTGCACGCCCACGCTGCTCTCGCTGGTCAGGGAGCTCGCCAGCCGCTGCAGCTTGATCACATCGTCCGTCGGCAGAAAGCCGCTCTGCAGCGCGATCAGGAAGTCCTCCGGGATCATGTACTGGTCGAACCGGAAAGGATTCTGCTCGCCATTCACGCTGAACAGATACGAATGCCGACGGCCAAACTCATCGGCCTCAAGCGACCGTAGCGCGACGCTCCTATGGTCGATCACATGAACGGCGACGGTGTCGGGAAAGTTGTCGATCTTCGCCTTGTACGCCGCGACGAAGCCTGTCAGCGTCTGCAACTCCAGCGTGTGCTTGACGATGGGTGCAGGCTTGCGGATGTGGTCGCCTACCGCGAGGCCGTGCTGCCCGGGTTGTACCTTGTAGTGTTCGCCTTCCACCTCGACGGTAAGCGGCTGCGGCTTGACGCGGTCGATAAAGCTCTCCACCGCTGCATAGATCTTGGTCATCATCTTCGTGCCTGCTCTCTCTGTTTGCGGGGCAAACGTGTTTGGGTGCGCAACGGTCCGGCGCTTACTTCGCGCTGGTGAACTGGATCACCGGCGGAGCCTCGATCGGCTTCGGCGGCGTAAAGATGTTCATCTGGCGCGGGTCTTCGGCCAGGGCATACAGCGCGCCATCCGCGCCGCGACCGACGAACATGCGGGAGTTCGCCGGCATCAGCGGTGCCAGCTTGGACTCGCAGGTAAACTCCATGTTGATCTGGACTCGGTCGTCTTTCGGGTGCAGCTTCAGCACCAGGCGTATCTCCCGCTTGGCGCGTGCCTCCGTGTTCTGGTCCATGATGTTGCGCAGGCACTTGCCCAGCTGCACGAGCCGGACGCCTCGATCAGCGCGCCGTCGCAGGCGTTGCCGATGTTTATCTGGATCGGTTCATTGTCCATACAGCCCTCCCGTCTCTTGCCGCTTCGATCGATCTCTGACGACTCGTTTATTTATTCGTCGATTGCTGTGAAGTCGACATAGAACGACTTACCCAGCGCGAGCTTTTCGACGGCGGCGGGATTGCTGACTGACATCGTGATATTCGCTGAAGGCGTGGCTGCAGAATAGGATTGATCCTCCGGATTCTGCGAGTAAACAGCCGACAAGGCGATCTCGGCATCCTCTAGGTTGTAGTAATTCCTGGTGATCTTAGTTACCTTGAACTTGCCGCGAACATCTGCCATGACCTATCTCCCTTTTCGATTGATTGAAGTAATTACTTGTGCATCTCGAACCACACGCAGACCGCCGCGAACGCCGCCACTGCCAGCAGCGTCCAAAGCCGGTCCCACAACTGTCGCCGGGTCATCACCGCGCCAGCGACTCCAACGACCCATCGAGCACCATGCCGTAGCACAGCGACAGCCCGCAGCACAGCACCATCACCACGGCGACCAGCGCATAGAACAGCTTGTCCGCGCGAGAGAAGCGCGACTGGAAAGGGCCAACGCCTGCATCCACACGCGGCTGGGCCGGTCGACGGATCAAGCTGGCACTAAGCGGCACAAACCGCCGCATCGCATCGCCGATCGTCGCGCCGGCGAGTGCGGGCCTGCGCGCCGATCCGTCAGGTGAATCCACCGCGAGCAACTGGCTGCACAGCGCGCAGTATCCCGGCGATCTCAGGTAGGCGCTGCAACCTCCGCTGCAACGCACCCATGCGCTTTCCACTCCCATCAGGTTCGTGCTCATGCTGGTGTTCCTTTCCTCCGGCGGTGCCGGGGCAATCTGGATTTTTGTTGCTTGGCCCTTGAAGCTCTATGGCAGGCCCAGTAGCGGCGCTCTTCGGCGTCCCGCTCCGCCTGCCTCGCCCGCAGACACTCCGGGCTGGTGCAGCAATCCTGCTTCGCATCGCGCCACATGCACTCGTCGCCCTCGGCCGTCTTGCAGTCGCCGTGGCACTTGCAGTAGCGGCAGCATCCTCTCATGGCTGTACCTGCTCCTGCTCCAGCCGCTTCAGCGCGGCGAGCACAAGGTGGTGGTTGAACGTACAGGGCAGCCCCTGGCCGTTCTCCCAGCGGCAGATGCTGTTGCGATGGATACCGCTCTCCTTCGCCAGCCGCGTCTGCGAGACGCGCAGCGCGGTGCGACGCTTGAAGATCTGTTTGCCAATCCTGTCCGCGTAGTCGGCTCGCTGTGGGCTCACTTGGCATCCGCCTCCTCCACATCGTCCGCACCCGGCGCGTAGGGCAGCTCGCTGGCGCGGCACAGCGGCAGGCCGCGCTCTCGCGCCATCTTCAGCACCCGGGTTGCAAGGTCGTAGGGCGGCTCGCCAAAGCCACGGCAGTAACGGTCGAACGCGTAGCGCAGCTCCAGCGACACCTCATCCAGCGTGTCCGGGTCGACAGGCTCCAGCGTGGCCGCAAGGCGCGTCAGCAGGATGTGCTCGGCGTTCTCCCACGCCTGGCGACGCTCTTCCAGGTCGCGACGCAGCAGGAAATTCGAGGCAGACAACCGGCCATACAGCACCAGGTCTTCGATCACCTGCAGCAGCTCGCGCTCGCTTACCTTCGCGGCTTGTATGTGCGTTGCCGTGCGCTTTAGAAAGTCGGAGGAATCCTGCAGCAGCAGGTCCGCGCCGCAGCACGTACACCGGCACAGCGCCTTATCGTTGGAGCTCTCGGAGCCTCGCACCGTGTTCGGTTCGAGGCGTGCAGAATTATCACCGGACACGGTGCTTGCTCCTATTGGCGAGGCTGCGTCCGGCTCTTTTCTAGAGAGTGGTGGACGCGGGTTTAGAAAGCTGCCAATAGTCAGCCGCCCGCCATTGCTGGTGGGGCAACCCGCGTCCGTATGATGATCTGTTTTTAGGAGATCATTGCTTTGACGGAAGCGATGTACCGCTATTGGCTGTGGGCTTTCTAGACCCGATCCAGGCCCTAAACCATCACCGCGTTCCGTTGCAAGCGAAATCTTTTCCTGCTTGTTCATTTCAGGATTCATGCCGCCCTCCCGACCTTGCTCAGCGGCTGGTGCGGCACCTGGCTGGCAGCCGCAGTCAGCATCAGGGAGCGGTGCTTGTCGAAGGCCTTCACGATCAGCCCCTTGCGAGCCAGCGTCCGCAACGTTATCCAGACCGTTCCCTTGGTCACGCCCAGCACCTCGGCCAGCTCCGCCAGCGTGGGGGCCATGCGGTTCTGCTCCTGCAATCCACGGATGGCGTTGATGGTGGCCGCCTGCCGCTTCGGGACTCCAACGTGATTTCTATTTCTAGGTGTCATACCTTTACCCGAACAGATGCGAATCTATGCCTGTATTTTCCAGATGTCAAGAAAAAAGTTTACAGAAAACTTCTTTGCAGGTATATCTACCTACGAAGGTATGAGACCTATGACGAAACTACTCTCCACCCGCCAGGCGGCGGAACTGATCGGCGTAAAGCCCGGAACCCTGCGTGCTTGGCGGTGCGCCCGCACCGGCCCCAACTTTGTCGCGCTTACCGCGCGCAGCGTGAAGTATCCTCTTGAGGACATACAAAGGTATGTAGCGGAGCGACGCTTCTCCTTTCCTGCCCGGCAAAGGTGCGAGGAGACGAGCGATGTCGCTTTATAAAAAAGGCACCAGCAAACACTGGTGGTACACGTTTTACTTTCAGGGGCGGCGCTACCGGGCCAGTACGCACCAGACCACCAGAACCGCGGCGTTTCAGGTAGAGAATGCCGCCCTAACCCGGCTGGAGGAAGGGCTCCGGCCCGACCAGCGCCGCAGCCGGCCGCCCACGCTCCAGCAGTTCTCTGCCCGCTTCCTCGAGTGGGTCGATAAAAGCTGGAAGCTCACCTCCAACAGCAAGAAGTTCTACCGGTACGGCTGGCGGCTGCTCAGCTTTACGGCACTGGCAAACATGACGCTTGAATCCATCCAGTCGGACACCGTGGAGTGCACCACCTTCACGCGTCCGGTCATCGATCGCCGCTCCGGAGAACCCACCGGAGAGACGGTCGCGTGCAGCGCGACCTACATCAACCAGGCCATCCGCACGCTCAGCGTCATGTTCGGCAAAGCGCAGGAGTGGAAGCTGATCCCGCAACGCCCACACTTCGACCGCATGCCCACCCGAGGCCGAGACCGCATGGTCAGCCAGGCCGCCGAAGTCGCACTGCAATGCGCCTTCGGCACGGCAGAGCCCAACCCGTGGGTGCGCGGCCGTCGAGAGCGGGCATGGCTCATCTTCGTCATCCTGCAGGATACGGGCATGCGCCCGGACGAGGTATTTCCCATGCGGATCGAAGACCTCCACTGGGAGCACGATCGCATCTGGGTACCCACCGGCAAGACGCCGAATGCGACTCGCTTCGTAGGCATGAGCGACCGCATGAAGCAGCTCCTCTCTGCGTGGTGCATGGGCCGCGACTCGGGCTGGGTTTTTCCCTCGGCCCAGGCCGCGTCAGGCCATGTGGAGACGATCGCGAAGGGCTTCCGCGCCGCTCGCTTGCGTGCCGGCGTGGATCCTGCGATCGTGCCGTACTCCGCGCGGCACACCTATGGGACGGAGACGATGGCCGCCACCGGCAACATCTTCGCGGTGTCCAAGTCGATGGGCCACGCCGACATCAAGTCGATGAAGCCCTATCAACACCCGGACATCGCCGCCTTGAACGATGCAATCAACGAGCGCAACCGCAGAACCTCCGCTCGCTACCGTGCCCCTGGGCACATTTTTGGTCACCCCAGCGACAGGATTCAGTAAAAACGCCTGTATTTATTGAGGATTCAAGCGATGGACGTGTCACCTCTTAATCGACTGGTCGTAGGTTCGATCCCTACCGCGTCCACCACTTTAGTCCTTTCGAATCAACGCATAAACAGCAAATCCTTTGCCCTTCACGAAGTTGAAGCAGCTCCGCGTCGTTGCCTTTGTGCATGTTTATTCATCATCGTTGGACACCTTTTTGGGCACCTCTCCGTACGCGAAGCGAAGGCCATACCTTCGTACCGTTACCGGCGCGTAGTCCAAAAAATTGTTGACGCTATGAACCGAGAGGGGTTACCACTCTTGTGACAATGAAAACGAACGTATTTTTGCTATGTCACGATGAGCGCTATCTTGCAGGTGCGTACCTACGCACGGAGCAAGAAAATGAATCGTCGAATCGCAATCGTCCTGGGCTCGATTCTGGGGCTTACACTGCTGTCCATCTCCTCCAAACCGACCACCGCAAACGCCGCACCCATCGCAAGCGCCGGCGGGGGTCCGATTCCGCTGTGCCCGCCAACCGCGCCCAACTGCGATCCCTCCAATCCGCCCGTCAAGAGCCCTCCGCACTCGAAGTAAGAGAGCTCAAGATCGGCGGCCAGCCATGAAAATCAGCGTCTTGCAATATGCGGTCTGGGCAGCCACGTTCGCTGCTCAGGCCGCGCTGATCTTCGTGATGGCAAACAAACGCCTGGTGCGGCGATGGCGCTTTCTTTTCTCGCTGACGGCGCTCGGCTGCACCTCTTCCATCGCAACGTTTTTCTTCCGGCACGACTATGCAATCTACTTCTACCTCTACTGGTACGCATCCGCAGCGGAGTCCGTGCTGGGCCTTGGCGCGATCTACGACATCCTCTCCGCGATACCCGCTGTCCGCTACGCGCCGCCGGGACTGAGCGTGGGTTTTCTAACCTCAGCGCTGATCGTGACCGTCGGCTGCGTCTGGATGGCCGCACAGGGCGATCCGCCGACCTTCGCGATTACAGCAACGGTGCTGCTGCTGAACCGTTGCACCTACGTCGCATGGGGAACGTTCGGGCTGACGCTGTTTGCTTCCGCCTCCCTGTTCGGGTTTGCGTGGCCCCGGCTACCCCTGCGCATCGCGCTCATCTTTCTTTCCGGAACGATGGTGCGGTGTCTCAGCGCCTATGCCATGACGCGTTGGTTGCGCCACGCCTCCGCGATCGACACGTTCGCGCAAATCGCCGTTATTCCTTGCTGGGCCGCCTACTGCATCACGCTGATGCGGGTCCAGAACCTCCCCCAAACCTCGAACCCGCGCGAGATTGCCGCTGTCGTGCGGGATCGACTCGATGTTCCGGAAATTCATAGAGCTCAACGGAGCAAATAATATGGCCCTCCTCGCACTGTTTTTCGTCTTGCTTGCCTTCGCCGTCTGGGTTCTCCGCCTCAAGCAACGCAGGCTTCTGCCGGCGCTCACACTGATCGAACGACTGCACCGCAACGAATCCGACAGAATAGAACGGTTCGTAGCCGACCAGTGCGACCTGATCGGCGATGACGCGCAGTTCTGGTCAGAGTCGGGTCGCTGGCGAGGTCTACTGCGAAAGCGATCGAACGCGAAGCTTCTGGTGCAGCTCTGCCAGCACCTCGTGCTCTCCGGAGAGATCGAACGAGACGACATCCGCTATCTCACCAGCCGTTCGATCCTCATCAGTTTCTACATCGCCTGCTCACTGGTCGAAGGAGTTATCCGATGGTTTATACGCGATCTTCCGCACTCCTGCTCGAGGATTGCGACCAACCTTTACTGGGAGATGGAGCGCCGCGCGACGACGCTCTTCAGCGGCCACGCCGACCCGCAAATCTTAGACCACCTCCACCAAATGCTGTAGGCTCGATAACGATGAAATCAACGGAAATCTACGACTCGCTGAACCTGTTGCGCGACCGGCGAAGACGCCTTGAGGCGGCGTTGCTGAAGCTCGCTCCAACCGAGATGCAGGAGTACGTCCGCGTCAGCGCGGCGATCCGCGTGATGGAAGAGCTTTCGGGCACGCTGCACCACGCGTCGCAGTATGCGGCGCACCGTAAGGCCATCGATGCGATCCTCGATTATCTGAACCGCGAGGGAGTCTTCTCCGAACGCAACGCCATCGCAAAGGCCATTACGGATGGCGGCTTCGCCCCGAAAGACAAGCGCCGCTTCTGGAATGTGCTGGACGGCATACGATACCACCTCGTCTCCAAAGTTCCGCGGCTGATCGAGCGCGACGGCCTGATCGGGCTGCCGGAGTGGGACGAATCGCACATGCCTCTGCGGCCAACCTTGGGAGATTCAACCGTCGACGCAGGAGAGCATCCCGCGTCGACGGATCTCAAGTAAAGGGCTGGCGGCTGTCCGCAACCTCCTTTCTGCTTACTTACTTCGGTCTTTGCGCTGGCTCCGGCGGCGCGGGCTTCTCGAACTTGCCGGTCTGGCGGTTGTAGGTGACGTCTTCGCCCCAGCCGTTGGCCTGCTTCGTGGCGGCGATCCAGGCGGCGAGCTGCTTCTCGACACCAGCGAATTCGGAGCCGATGGGCGCTTGCGCGGACTGCGCTTCGAGCGCGGCTTCGAGCGGTGCCAGCTTCAGCTTCAGCTCGCGGGCAGACTCGATCTTAGCCTGCATGATCTGCGAGCGCAGCACGAGGACCTGCTCATGCGAGACCAGCCTGCGCGCGGCTGCATCGTCGAGCGCGGCGCGCGGCGTCAACTCGATCATCTTCGGCGGATCGGCTGGCGCGGCCGGAGCAGGTGCGGCCTCGGATGGCACGTTCGGAACGATGTTGCTCGCGCCAGCCTTGGGGCGTTCGGCCTTCGGCGGCGTGGCCTGCGAGAAGGCAGACGTGCAGCCGCCGAGTACGAAGAGCGCGAGCAGAGCGGCGAACGAAGCGTAGTACAACAGCGAGCGGATGCGCATGGGCGATGAGCCTTTCAGGGTTACTTTATGTACCACTTGGAGTTGGTTCCGTCGTAGGTGAAGATGTACGCCGTCCCTGCGGTGGCAGTGATCGCGCTTGAGATGTTGCCAGCGGTGGTGGTGGTCCAGGCGGCGTCCGCGATGATGGTGATGGAGCCGACCAGGGTAGAGGACATGCCCTGGGGCAGGCTGATGGTCGCGATCGGTGTGGTGCCGGTGACGTGGAAGATGGCTCCGGTGGGTGCAATCGTCGTGGCCGAGGCGACCGCCGCGCCCTCCGCGAAGGCGATGTTGCCTTTCTGGCCCACGCGCATGTAGCAACTTCCTGCGACGTAGCAGAAGTCAGCGATCGCTCCTGTGCTGCCCGATGCGGCGTTCAAAAAGGTGACGGCGGTATAGGAATCGGAGATGGCTCGCTGATATACCGTCGACGCGCTCGCAGAGCCGGGGATGATCTTCAGGTA